CGCGTGTTGCCGAACAACGTAAATGAGGAGAAGCTCGTGACCCTGCCGGGTGGCAAGGGCCCGTCCGATGCCTTCGTCAAGCAGGGCGGCACGACCATGGGCGGCCAGCAGCTGATCAACGGCACGATGACGCACCAGGCCAAGGCGACCAAGGCGTGGACGCGCGCACCCGCCCAGAACCAGGGCCAGGGCCAGGGCGGTCGGCTCATCGCCGCCGAGGGCCGTCCGGACAACATCAAGACGCGCAAGACGACGAATCGCCAAGAGACGGGTCAGCGTGGCGACACCCTCGAGTACGGCCCGGCCCAGTGGGGTGTGTACCTGCCGTACAACAGCCTGACCGATCGTCAGCTCCCGCACTCGACCGGTAACCGTGTCAACCCAGACCGCGCTGCCAATGGCGGTCGTATGAACGTCCGTGCCGATCCTCAGGGCGCCGCAGGCACCATGACTAACCTGCGCGCCGAGTCCGTGCCGGTCCCCGTGCCGCACATGAACGGCGGCCGGTTCCAGAATTATCGCCCGGCTGAGATGTGGCAGCTGAACCAGTTCAAGACGCAGGCGAATCCCCTGGCGGCGCCGAACGCTCTGAACACGGCCCGTGACGTCCTCAAGTCGAACCCGATCTCCCTCCCGCCCTTGGCGGCGGTCTAGAGACTGATCAACTCAGGACCCCCAGGGTGTGAGAGACTCGAGGCACTGCGTGCCTCCTGCCTCGACAAAAAAAACCTCGTTCAGATAGTAAAATGAGCGGAGGCATTGTTCAGCTCGTCTCGATTGGCGCCCAGGACACTTGGCTGTCGGGCAAGCCGGAAGTTTCATTTTACCGTTCGAACTACAAGCGCTACACCCACTACGCGGCGACGAATGAGCGTCAGCTGATTCAGGGCCAGCCGACCGCCGGCTCCATCTCGACGGTCCGCTTCGAGAAGAAGGGTGACCTGCTCAGCTACGTGTACTTCATGGCCCGTGACTCGAACGCGGCGCCCGTGGTCAACCTGAACTGGGCCAGCGTCATCGACAAGGTTGAGCTGCTGATCGGCGGCCAGGTCATCGACACTCAGGACTTTCAGTACATGGCGGACATCGAGCCGGTGACCGGCGCGCAGACGTTCAACCAGCGCTACCTGAACAACGGCACGGCGAGCGCCCAGAACCCCACGAATGCTCAGGCGACGTTTTTCCCCCTGAAGTTCTTCTTCTGCAAGGACTGGGCCGCGGCCCTGCCCCTGGTGGCCCTGCAGTACCATGACGTGGAGCTGCGCATCACGTGGTCGAGCAACCTCGGCGCCTCCACGACCGGCACCACGGCTGCCGCCGCCGGCTCCACGTACGCGGGTATCCAGTACACGTGCTGGACCAACTTCGTGTACCTGGACCAGGCGGAGCGTGAGTTCTTCTCCAAGAATGCCCACGACATGCTGATCACCCAGGTGCAGCGCGTGCCCATCGGCACCCAGCCGATGCAGGAGCTGGCCCTGGCCCACCCCATCAAGTTCCTGGCCTTCCAGTCGGTCAACTATGGTGTGACCTACGGTGCCAACGGCGCGACCTCGGCTGCGGCGACCAACTACCAGCTCAAGGTGCAGATCAACGGTGTGGACGTCTCCGAGTCCCGCCACCTGCCGGCCTACACCGACATTGCCCAGTACTACCACACGGCCTACGGCTACTCGCACAACTCGGCCCTGGCCAACGTGGCGGTCATCCCGTACTGCCTGGACACCTCCAAGCTGCAGCCGACCGGCACCCTCAACTTCTCCCGCCTGGACACTTACCGCCTGATTGTGCCCGTGGGTCTGGCGAACGGCCTCCGTGGCCTGGCCTCGACCGCCACCGGGGCGGGCAACTACATCTACGCGGTCAACTATAACGTGCTGCGCATCCAGAAGGGCATGGGCTCGGTCCTTTACGCGAATTAAATTTTGTTGGTTACTCTTAGATGGGCCAGATCTGGCCGTGGCTCTTGCTCCTGGGCCTCGTGTTTTTGATTAGCTACGACCCGGGCACGCGAAACCTTGCGAATTATTTTGATCAGGACATAGTAGAGACGGATCATGGATCCGATGGAGCGACACAAGAGCATAGCGGTCCCCGTGACAAGGGAGTGTGAGGGAGGTCCACCCAAATTTCTACTCGTTCATGATCGTCGGTACAAAGAATGGACATTCGTCACGGGCGGTTGCCGGCGCCGTGAGATTGTCAATCCGCTCCGATGTGCAATTAGAGAACTCGAAGAGGAGACCCGGGGGATCATAAATCTGAAAAAGGGAAGTTATTCCTATTTCAGTTTTTCCTTTAGAGATGCCGAGGGCGTCAACAACGTGTACCACGTGTACGTGTTCGAGATGCCCTGGGCGAATGGTGAGCAGTCTCACATTGTGAAACGTTTTAACGAAGAAAAATACAAAATGGAGGGCAGGGAGGTGCCGTTCCGCAAAAACTACGACGAGAATGACGGGTGTGAATTTGACACCCTCGACGGAATCGCCAAGCGGCGCGACCTGTGGGAGATGATCAGGACCCACGTCATCAAGAACCCGGCCTTCCACCAGGTCCTCGCCACCCCCGAAAAGCAGACGTTCTTTCTGCGCCCCTAAATTAATTTTAAAAAGTTTTTGAATTTTAGAAATGACGCAGTCAAAGATTGCCATTGCCAAGCGCCTCGCCGAGCTCCGCGGAGACGGATCCGACCCCGAGACGCTTGCCCGTACCCTGACCGTCATGAAGATGCACCACGAAATTGAAAAGATACTCGAGGCGGCCGAAGAGGCCCCCGAGGCTCCCGAGCCCGCCAAGCCAGAGGCGCCCAGGGCCGAGCCCGAGTTCAAACCCTTGATCCAGTCCCTGTTTGAAAGTTTCTTCGGGACTGATAGAGATTGAGAGAGGTTCACGTAGTGAACCCACACTGGAGACGCCGGAATTGGTTCGCTCCGCGAACCTGATTCAATTCTTCGGGACTGATAGAGATTAAGACCTCTTATAAATCATGTTCATCAAGAAATGGATGAAAAAGGGCCCAGGTGACTCACCGACCCACGTGCTCATGGATGGCGGGCAGCTTCACGTGCCCGACAAGGACACGGATGAATTCTACCGGGCGTACTTGGCCGACTTGGCGTGCGGTACGAGGCTTTACGTCGTTGAACAAAAGACGGAAATTTTCAAATTTTTTGTTGATATCGACTTCAAAGCTGAGAGGGCCCTAGAAGATGACGACGCCATCGACCTGTGCCGGAGGGTCCACGCGGCCGTCGGTCAGGGCCGGTGCCTCGTGGCCCGTGCCCCACCACGCAAGATCAAGGACGAGATCAAGTCGGGCTTTCACCTTCACTGGCCCGACCTGTGCGTGACGCGCTCGGAGGCTCTGGCATTGCGAACGCGGATCCTTTTGGAACTTGGGGACGGGAGTGAATGGGCCCAAATCATAGACGCGAGCGTTTATGGAGGCTCGGGCCTGCGCTGCCTCTGGTCACACAAGAAACCCGAAGGCGCGCCGTACGTCCCGTGGATCGCCGTACCGGACGGGACCGCCCTGTCCTCTGTGCCCAACCTGGAGACCCTAAAGCGCTTCGCCGTACGCGTGGAGGGGCAGTCGGCCGTCACCCCTCAGAAGATCCGAAGGGTCGCATCGGCACCAGGGGCCATGGACGTCAGCGACTCGCGGCTCGAGGAGTTTATACGGACGAATCTCGAGGGTCAGGGGGCGGCCCACGTCAAGGGTATCCGGAAGACGCGCGGGAAGGGTCTGTGTGTCGAGACGGACTCCCGGTACTGCGAGAGGATCCGAGCCGAACACAAGTCGAACCACGTCTGGTTCTACCTACGGGGCTGCACGATTCAGCAAAAGTGCCTAAACGAGGAATGCCTCGAGTTTTCCGGACGTGAACATATTCTCCCTCCTTCTATTAGTAATGAAGGTCCTCGTGTGGCTAGTCCTACTCGTCACGGTCTTGTTGATCTTCTTCCCAAGACCTGGAGTGGGTCGTTTCAGGAATTTCGAGCTGGAGGCCCACCCGTATTCGGGTCTGGACCCCCGCGAATGGAAGTCCTTCCTGACTGAGATTCGGGCCTTTGACGCCGACCCCGAACGCGCCGCGCACCTCTACAGCGCCATAGAGCACCTGCGCAACCTCGGTCTTATGAATACCAATTATACGGAGGCCATAAATGAGATTTCTGATCGCCTCGGCTACGAGGGCGAAACGATCGCAAATCAGATTGCCACAACTAAAGGAATTCAGTTTAGACCAAAGTACTTAAACGATACGATCCCCTTGCAATCAGTAGATGACTACCGTACCGGAGCCCCCGTCGGTAGAGGCTTCCCAGACCCCCGATCTCACGGTCAGTGAGCCGCCGGCGCCGCGCACGCGTTCTGGCCGCGTTTCCAAGCCCCCGGTGCGTTACGAGCCCGTCGAGAAGGTCGAGGACGATTACGCAAGCGACGAGTACGACGAGGACGAGTCCGATGTGGAGTCGGGCGTCGAGTACAGCGACTCGGAGCTCGAGGACGAGGAGGCCGACTCTGAGATGGACGACTTTATTGTAGAAGATAAAAGCGAGAGTGACGAGGAGGATAATGGATCCGATGGAGAGAGCGCCAAGCCCCGGTCCCGAGGACGCCCACCAGCAAAACGCCCCACCGTGGCTCCAGTACGCAAGTCCGCCCCCGCAAAGAAGTAGCCGCTTTGATGAGCTTATTCAGAACCCCATTGCGGTCCTTGCGATTGGAATCGTCATCGGCGTCGTCATAGTGTCCATGCGGCCGATTGTCGTGCAGGCTGGCAAGGCGGCCTAGGCCGTGATGGCGTATAGGATCGCTTGACCGCTCGGCGAATCGTTACCCACAAAATCCCCCAGAGGTCCTGTTTTCTTTGCGTAAACATCCTCTTGAAGGAACCCGACCCACGCACCCTCGCGGCGCTGACTGTCTGTTTCCTTTAAGAATTCTGCATCATAGTAGGGCGGGCGAGCCTCGTTCGACTCCCATGTGGGGGTCTTTAACTTGGGGAGAACCTCATAGGCCTTTGCAAGGAGCCAAAGGACTATTAGGAGGGCGATGACGGTCAGGACCGCCATCTATTTATTTTAGGTCTACATTAATTTACTGAGGGACGACGTTACCATCCGCGTCGATGAACTCGATCGTGGGCTTGTTCTCGGCCTCGCGCTTCGCAATCTCCACCGAAACCTCCGCGTCAGCCATGCTCACCAGCTCCGCGATAGGCTTGTCCGGGAACTCCTTCTGCAGCCGCTCCAGCACCTCGGCCGGGTGGGGAATCGGCGGGACGTCCGGCTTGTTGTAAAACTTGCTGTTCTCGTCACCGGGCTCGATGAAGGGCGTGTCCGAACCCTCGATCGGCTTGGCCATCATGTCACGCTTGCGCTTCTCGAACATCGCCGCAGCCTGCGCCTGATTCTCGCGGTACTTGGTCATAATCTCCTCGAGCTTCTCGTTGGCGTAGTGCGCGTCGTCAATCTCGTCACGCTTCGGCGGGATCAGCAGCCACTTGTACATGTCGACCACGTAAATGTCGCACAGAGCATCCTCCTTCTGCAGGCGCTTGGCGTGCGTGGCCGCCTCGTCACGGGTAGGGAAGCACCCGCGAATCTTCATTCCGAGCTGATCATTCTTCTGGGGCAATTCCGGGCCGACAAACGAGAGGCACGCAAAAAGCTGTCCTGGGACCGTCAGGTAGTCCGGCTCGAGGGAACCCATATAGAGATACAGAGCTCGATCCTTTTAAGTCTAATGGAAGCCCTACGAAAGTTGCACAATGGTCAGAAGCGCCAACTTATCCAAAAGTGGGTCAGGCCGGGATCATCCGTACTCGACTGCGGGTGTGGCCGGGGTGGCGACTGGCACAAGTGGAAGGCGGTACGGGCCAACGTGTCAGCCATCGACCCCGACCTCGCCTCCCTCGCGGAGGCCGAGTCACGTGCTCGGGAGATGGGGTTCCCCGTGCGCTTCCTAGGACAGGGTGACATCCGCCAAGTCACGGGCACTTATGATGTGGTTTGTTACAACTTTTCTTTGCATTATATTTTTGAAAACCCGGAGACCTTCATCGAGTCGATTGAGGCCATGACCCGCGCCGTCAAGCCGGGCGGTCTGCTCATCGGTATCACACCCGAACTCGCACGGGCCGAGCTCCTCACAAACGGCGGCCAGTTCAAGGATCCCATGGGCAACACCCTTGAGATCAAGGACGGCAAGTTATTGGTAGGCCTCACGGACGGCCCCTTCTACGCCGACGGGCCCAAGAGCGAACCCTTGCTCGACGCGTTCGACCTGACACAGGCCCTCACCTGGAGCGGCTTCACGCGCCTCGTGTGGGAGCCAATGCTCCCGGTGCCCAACGGGCACGTGTCGGATCTGTACTCGAGCTTTGTGTTCAGGAAAAATTAGTCGCCTAATATCAGTATGGTGGACGCGTGGGTCGTGTGGGCCCTCGGCCTGGCCCTCATCATCGTGATCGTCGCGACCAATAGACCGCCTGACTTGCTGGTCGAGGTGCGTGACCGCTACGAGCGCCTCATGCAGACCCTCCACGACGACCCCAAGCTCGATCCGCGCTGGGAGCCCGTCAAGAAGCCCGTGATCCTGACGGGTATGTGCGGCTGGGACAAGTCAAAGGGGGCCATAGCCTACAACGTCAACAAGGGCTACGAGATCTATCTGTGTCTGGAGGGCGGTGAGACTTCCGACGAGACCCGTATCAACACGGCCATGCATGTACTAATTCACGAACTGTGTCACTCGACAGTTCGGGAATATGAACATTCCGATTCATTTTGGAAAAATTTTAAAGATTTTCGCAAGTACTGTGCCCAAAGGGGGCTCTACACCCCTGGGGATGTGGGACCCTTCTGCGGGGAGAACATCAAGGGGTGACCCTCGGGGTCGCAGACCCCCTCGTCAGGGGTTGGGCCGGGTCTACGCGAACCATTTGCTTCAGTTCAGAAATCTATGAGCCAGGAAAAAGACCAGAGCCGCCAGGGCCGCCGTCACCGCCATCGCGCTCACCGAGCCCTCGACCCGGCTGGGCATGAACTGCGCCACCT